ACCAATGAACGCACCAGTTGCGTAAGCATTAGTACCAGCACCACCATTGGTAGAACGACCCAACTGAACCAAGTCGGTATCAACTTGTTTAGCCAGGGCATAACCAGCGTCAGAGGTGTAGAAGTTACGCAAGCTGTTCAGGGCTTGGGCCTCGACAATATCCTCAATCAAGCGGCTATATTCATAGTGCTTGTTGATCGACACGTTTACTTCAGACTCAGTAGCGGCAATCAAAGTGACTGCGGCTTCTGCGGCTTTAGCGGATGCTGAACCACGGGTAGGTGCGGGGATATGAATCGTATCGCCCTTCTTACCTTTGAAGTTCATCTTCATAACGAGGTTAGCAAGAACCAAGTTTTTCTTGTAAGCCGCAACAATCTCATCACTCCAAATGTCAGGAATGAATTTGTCTGCTGTGGTCGTAGTAACTGAGTTACTGGGGGAAAATGCTGTTGCCATGTTGTTTCTCCTAAGAAACGAAAATTAAGTTACTTAACTCGACCTTCTTGATACGCCAACATAATCTCTGGAGATAATGCATCGTATCTGTCAGGTTCTGTCATCTTCAGCCGAATCAGGTCAGCCCGTCTGTAAACCCTCTTTGAACTCTCACCAGTTCCACCTACATCCACTTGTGCGGCCTTCATGTTCTGCTTCCTGGCGGTTTCACCCGCTTGTTCAGTCTGCTTTGACTTGACACCACGCAACTGCTTGTAAGTAGACAGCAACTCATTGGCACTATCGTAATCGAACTCACCATCAGCTTTCGCATACAGACCAAGGCGAACAGGCGAGGATTTCACCCAATTCACAAAGTCCTGATCTTGAGCAATCTGACTGTAGTCAGGATGCTCTTGCGTTAGCTTCTGCTGAATCTGCATCCTTTTGAAATCCACACCCGCTTGACGGGCGGCGAGAACATCAGGATGATTATCAATAGTCTTCTGAACTGCCTTCTGTGGATTCTCAAAGAAATCTACTTCAGGCTCTTCCTCTTTAATAGTCTGTTGCTTTGAACTGAGGTTCTGCTTTATGAGTTCGTCAGCAAGTTTCCTTACCTCTCCCACTTCTTGCGCTTGCTTGCCAATTAGCTTCTCAGCTTCTTGGTGCATCCGAACAATGTCTTCCAGACTTTTATCCCTGTATTTATCAGGGAGTCCAGGACTTGCTGGCGCAATGGTGTCAGATAGCTTGGATTCTTCAGCTTCTAACTCACTCTTCATCTCAGGTTCTTGGTCAATCAACATATTATCCCTTTTTCCTGCCGTTTCGGTTATAGGAGAATCAACTCGGCGTTTATGCTTGTGAGTTGTGCTTTTGCTCCCACTTCAACTGATCTAGGTGTTTTTTCTCGAACCTTCCATGCTCTGATGGGAAAGAACCAGACCACCCTTCCAACTTGAAGTTTGGAGCAGAAAGAATGCGGTTGGCTGTTTCACCACATTCACACCTAAAACTCTGAGCCTCATAAACACAGAGTCTTTCGGTTTTATGCCCGTTTGCACAGGCAAATTCAAACATTCTTTTCATTTAGTTCCTCGTATGCTCTCTCGCTGACCTGTCGCAAGGTTTTCAGCCAAGTAAGTATAGAAAGTTCACCTTTTTTGAATTGTAGGCTTTGTTCATCAGGAATCACAGATATATTATTCAAGGATGCAATCATGGTGTCAATATCTTCCACCAAGTCTTTCCACCCGTCACTTCCCATCATAGAAAAGCGATCTTCATAATATTTCTGGAGTTCTGGGGTCATTCAGATGCCGCCCGTAGTGGTTCAAGATTCTCAGTTGTCCAAAAGTCTTTTGCCAGCATGATCTTCAAATGCTCTTTGTTGCGTGACAGGCAGTCTGCCCACTCAGCATCTTCCATGTCTTCGGGCTTGCCAGCATTGATGAGAGCCACGCTGTCCAAACATGCAGAGTAGTGCTTGGCAATTTGTTGTTCAAGTGTTAGTTCAATCATGTTAGTTTCCTTCAAGTTGTGCGACACGAGCAGACAATTCTTTGACTGCGTTAATTAAGTACCAAGTCAAATTGTCGGTATCAACAGACATTACACCTGTAGATTCGGTCTTAACGCACTCAGGCAAAACTTGTTGAAGTTCTTGGGCAATTACACCCAGTTGGACACCTGTGTTTGCTACCGCACATGAAGAGTCAAGTTCCGTTATTTCTTCTGGCAATCGATATTCAAAGTTGCAAACACGAATAGAGGCTATCTTGCTCAACCCGTCAGTGTTGTCTACAATGTTTTTCTTGAGGCGCTGGTCTGACGTGGTTGACCAAGATGATGAGTTATTGCCTTGGTATACACCACCACTATTAGGATTGATAAAACCTGTGCTTGCGCCTTTTCCTTGAGTGTTGTATCCAATAACAATTTCAAAACTGTTTGCCGAAGAAGCCACATCAGCTTGTGCGCCAATCAAAATAACTCCAGAACCAGTTGCAGCTCTTTGATATGCACCAGCGTATGCCCCAAGGCAAACTATGCCTGTTTGTCCAGTTGCACCGCCTTTACCAGCCGCATAACCAAGCACAGTATTGTCGCTTGATGTTGTAAAGTTATACCCCGCCTGATAACCTACAGCAGTGTTGTTAGATGCTGTGGTGTTGGCAACAAGCGCTTGATAACCTACAGCGGTGTTGTTGGAAGCTGTGGTGTTGTTTAGAAGCGCCTGCAAACCTACCGCAACATTCTGTGTTCCAGTGGTGTTGTAGTAAAAGGTCTGAAAACCAATCGCCGTGTTGCTTAGTCCGGTCGTCGTGCTATACCCCGCCTGTGTGCCGAGGAATGTTTGTTGAATTGCTGTGGTATTGCTATACCCCGCCTGATAACCTACAGCAGTGTTGTTTGAGGCTGTGGTGTTGGATCCAAGTGCGGCAAATCCAATTGCAGAGTTATTTGAGCCTGTACTATTGGAAGACATTGCGCTTCTTCCAAACGCCACATTGTATGAACCCGTAGTGTTTCCAGATAAAACATCATGTCCAACTGCGGTGTTCTCAACACCCGTAGTGTTGCTTCCCAAAGCTCCTGACCCAACGGCGGCATTGCGATTTCCTGATGTGTTTAACACAAGCGCAGACGAGCCAATGGCTGTGTTGTTTATGCCCGTGTTTGAACCTGCCAAAGCACTCGCACCCACCGCAGTGTTGCTGGACACAGCACCTGCGCCACGGCCGACTGTCATGCCTTCAATTACTGCACCACCAGTTAAGGTAGATACGCCAGTAACACCCAAAGTTGTAGATGCAGAGATGGATGTTGCCGCTACTGTACTTGGAGTAGTTGCTCCCAAAGTACCATTCATTACCGCACCCGTCAGCGTCTTATTGGTCAGCGTATCAGTCGTTGCCTTGCCAACCAAAGTGTCAGTAGCCGCAGGAAGCGTCAAAGTGGTAGTACCAGCCACCGCAGTTGCCGTAACTGTAGTTGTTCCTGATGTGGTTCCAGCAAGAACAAGTGTTCCATTGCCTAGTGTTGAGGTTGCCATAATTTTCCTTTAAGGTGTTCCATTGGAGACAATGTTTGCAGAAGAGGTAATCAATCCAGTTGAAGACATTGATGCAATTGTCGTTGCCCCATACTTGAATATCAACTTTCCACCACTTTCTTCAATCGTGAAGTTTGTAGTCAAGAGTTTAGGTGTAGATGCCGCAGTTCCAGTGGTGTTCTGGTTGAATGTTGGGAATGAGGTCAAAGATGCCGCTGACCCCGTAGGAGCCAATACATCAGTACCAATCACCAATCCAAGATTTGTCCTAGCCCCAGATGTAGTGGTTGCACCTGTACCACCATTCAAAACCGCAACAGTACCCGTCACATTAGATGCTGTGCCAGTGGTGTTTTGGTTAAAAGTCGGGAAAGAGGTCAGGCTTGCAGCCGAGCCACTTGGAGACAGAACATCTGTTCCTATGACCAAACCAAGGTTTGTTCTAGCCCCTGAAGCAGTAGATGCTCCAGTACCACCATCAGCAACTGCCAAATCTGTGATGCCTGTGATTGATCCACCAGTGATAGAGACATTGCTTGCCGCTTGAGTAGCAATTGTCCCTAAACCGCCAATATCAGCAGTGGTCAGAGTAATAGCACCAGTGCGCCCTGCAACTGAAGTTACAAGGTCAGTGTTATCAACTTTTTCCCAAGCAGTTCCATTAAAGATGGCCCAATCGCCTTGCGTCCAAGTTGTAATGCCATTGAGATTGGTTGAGCCTGTTACAGAGATAACATAGTAGTCTCCCTTTGTTCCTACGCTAGAAACAAGGGTTGGCGTATTGGTTGATGCGTTCCAAGTGCCTTCATAGTTTACAAATCCAGACAGAGCTGTAATTTGAGATTGAAGACTTGCTAGAGTATCAAGTACAGACTGAGAAGTACCGCCACCATTGGTAATAACTTTGATGCGTTCAGCAACATCAAAAGGAACAACCTCACCAACATTGATCTCACGACCATCATCAAGAGTGATGACAAG